TGTAACTATGTGGAGAAGATCATTGATCCGATACAGAGTAGGTGTCAGACGTACAAGATTATACCACCGAGTAAGAAAGAGGTTGCTGTTCATGCCAAAACTATCCTTGAGAAAGAGAATATTTCTTTCGACTTGGATGATCTGGCTCTAGTGGTAACTGCTGGATATCCTGATCTTCGTAAGGTTATCAATGAACTACAGAGGATGTCCATCAATGGTAAGTTAACTGTTGATAAAGATGGGATGATTCACAATGAGTTCAAACTCCAATTTCTTGATGCTATCAAAAATGGAGAGAGTATAAGCACTATTCGTAAAATGGTTGCGGATAGTAATTTCACAGAGTATACCGAACTCTATAGACTTCTGTATGATGAGGTCGAGAGTTTTGGTGTAGACAAGATGCCAGAGATCATAGCTGATATATCCAAAGGTTCGTATCAAGATGTGTTGGTTGTGGATAAAGAGATAAACTTTATCGCTACGGTGTCAAATATTCTAGGGAGAATATAATGAATATGAAACCACGAAAACCAATACCACAACCAAAACAACAACAAGTTCAGGTTGATCTAAAAAATGCTGAGACTATGAAATGTGCTAAGTGTGATAACTCGATATTTATCCAAGGGTATGTGATAAAAAAGATATCTGCGATTGTATCACCAACTGGTGAAGAAGTCATAGCACCAGTTCAAGTGTTCAACTGTGGAAGTTGTGGGGAACTCTTACCACTATCCAAGGAATTAGATGAACTTATTTAAATGGATAAATGAACTATTTGTCGGTAAACGAGATTGGGATTCTTTCTCGGATGCCGACAGAAAGTCATTCTCACCTTTCATGGTGATTCGTTATCTCAGTATGAGTGAAGATTTCTTACCTTTGGTAAATCATATGCAAAATTATGTGATCGAAGATATGCCACACAAAGCAGTTTATCAGTTTTGGTGTGGTATTTTGCCAAAGAAGAAAACGTATCTAAAGTACATCAAGGGTAAGAAAGATAAATTTAACAAAGAGATTATTGATTACGTTGTTAAATATTTTGAAGTCAGTAAATTACAGGCATCAGAATACATATCTTTGATACCAAAGGATAATATGAAAAACCTGTTGAGAGAGTTTGGTAAAACAGAAAAAGAAATAAAGAAACTGATCAGATGAGTAAATTATTAATAGCACTTTTATTTTCTATAATAGGAAATATTATTGCTTGGATACAGATGAATGGTCAGTTTAAATATGAATGGATGAGACAGTGGTGGGTAATAGGAGTTGCTGGAATACCTGTGAGTTATATGTTTTTCTATTCAACTAGATGGTACTATGAATATTTTCAAAATTACTGGTATGTTAGACCAATAGGATTTAGTATTGCTACAATTACATTTGGAGTATTGGCTTGGTTGATATTGGATGAATTACCAGATACAAAAACAATAATAAGCTTGTTTTTATCAATTATTATTGTTATATTACAACTATCAAAGTAGAGGTTATATGAGCAAAAATACAAAAGATGTTGTTACATTAATGGAAAAGGAATGGCCAGTAATGACAGCAGAATTTAGAAAGTTACAAAGAGAACAATACGAGTTGTTTTTACATAAACAACATGATTATGGTCCTGGTAATATTTCAGTTGGGACACAATTAAAAAATGCTGAGGAGATTAAGTTATCTCTTACAGGTCTTTGGTTCAGAATGAATGATAAATTACAAAGGGTAAAGACCTTGTTGATGACAGGTAGGGATTCTGCCGTAAAAGATGAGCCATTGGAAGATGCTTATTTAGATGTTAGTAATTATGGAATCATGGCTACAATCGTTGGTCGTGGAAAGTGGGGTAAATAGTGGATACACATTGGGGAGTAAAGAAAGAAAAGACACCAAGAAAGGCTGGTGGTGAAGCTAGTGAAAAACATATATCGGTACAAGATAACAGAATATACTTTTACTCTGGCGTCAATCGAAATGCTTGTGTTGAGTTGAATAAAAAGATTGGTGAGTTAGAAGCAAAAAGCTTGACTTTGTCAAATACTCTTGGTATATTACCACCATCAATAAAGGTGTTTATTAATTCAGGTGGTGGAACTATCGTAAGTGGTATTGCTTCTATGGATACGATGCTAAGATGTAAAGTTCCGATTGAAACTTATGTCGATGGATTCTCTGCCAGTGCTGCGACATTCTTAACAGTTGTTGGTGAGAAAAGATACATGAGTAGAAATTCATATATGTTGGTTCATCAATTATCAAGCACCTTTTGGGGAACATATAGTAATTTTGAGGATGAGAAGAAAAACTTAGACCTAATGATGAAAACAATAAAAGATATTTATAAAAAATACACTAAGCTACCTATGAAGAAATTAGATGAGATATTGAAACACGACTTGATGTGGGATGCCAAGACTTGTCTAGAGTATGGGATGATAGACGAGATAGTATGAAATCAATCTCACATTCACAGTTCAGTGCCTACAACGAATGTAACCTAAAGTGGAAACTTCGTTACATAGATAAACTCAGTAAATTCAGTGGTAGTATTCACACTGTATTTGGCACTGCTATGCACACTACGATTCAGGCATATCTAACTGAGTTTTACAACAAATCAATCAAATCTGCAGACTCCATGGATCTGGTTACGATGTTGAAAGAAGAGATGATCAAGGAGTTCACACAGATACGTGAACAACACAAAGTGGATGTGTGTGATCAAAAAGAACTAACAGAGTTCTATGAGGATGGTGTGGCAATAATCGAAGGATTCAAGAAGGATCGTGCTAAGTATTTCATGAAGAAAAACTATGAGTTAGTTGGTATTGAACTTCCTATATTTGATCAACCACAAGAGGGTGTTCAATTCAAATCTTTCTTAGATGTGGTGATTCGAAATAAGATAAATGATAACGTAAAAATAATTGACCTCAAAACATCAACTCGTAGCTGGACAAATTATCACAAGAAGAATTTCTATAAAACATCTCAGTTGATATTGTATAAACAAAAATACTCTGAGAAGTTTGGTGTTCCATTGGATAAGATATCTGTCGAGTTCCTAATACTAAAACGTAAGGTAGCAAAGAAGAGTGATTGGCCTATCAGTAGGTTACAGAGATTTGAGCCTGCTCATGGTAGTGTCACTCTTAATAAAGTTAACAAAGCTTTCAATGAGTTTCGTGAACTTATATTTGATTCAAAAGGAAACCATAGAACTGATAGAACATACAATGCCTCTCCTGGTAATGCTTGTAGGTTTTGTGAGTTTGTAAAAACGGAGCATTGTGAATGGGGGAAAGTCCTTTAAGAGTAGGGATTGTCGGTAGTCGTAAATACGAGAACCGAAGAAAAATCAAAGAGTTTATTTTTAAGTTAAAGAATGAAAAAGGAACGGATACAATAATAGTAAGTGGTGGGTGTAGAACAGGTGCTGATAAATACGCTAAGAAATATGCTTTAGAACTTGGGTTACAGTATCAAGAGTTTCCACCATTTCATGAAAATTGGAATATCTATTGTCCTAAAGATCAAAAGGATTACGGTAAACCGTATAACATCAAGAACTTTTTTGCTCGTAATAAAATAATTGCTGCTTATTCACATTATGTTGTGGCATTTGTTCCAAGAGGTGTTGAATCAAGGGGTTCATCAACTACAATAAAATATGCCAAAAAGTTTGGAAAAAAAACACTCGTTATAGATTAAATATATATATTTATGTATATATGAAGAAAGAAATAAAACTAACATCGGTAAAGATTATAGAAAGTCTTTACAATAATTTCAAAGTAAAAACAGTGAATTCAAATATGAATTTACAAAAATTAGTGAACAGAGCAATTCATCAATATCTAAATGATGAAGATGCTAAAGAATTAATTGAAACATATGATAAATTACATCTGAGTGGGAGTCAATTTTGAGAGGTTTATTATACAAAGCACTAGAAAGTTATCTACAAGGTAATATAGACAAACATGTTGCGAATGTAAAAGTACATTCTGAAGCAGCAGTTGGTGTGGCTGAACATTCCGACCACATTGAAACGATAGACAGAGAGTTGGGAAAGATAGCCGAGTTTGAAGATAGGCTTGAAGTTCTGAGGAAGTATTTTAAAGAAAAACAAGTTCTTTAAGAAAAGGTAAATGGTTATATGAGTAAGAAAAAGAAAATATTATTACTATCCGATGATCTGAGAATGCACAGTGGTATTGCCACAGTGTCTAAAGACATCGTGATGGAAACATTGAATGAATACGATTGGGTTCAGATTGCTGGAGCTATCAAACATCCTGAAAAAGGTAAGGTGTTTGATATGTCTAAGGGATTGGAAGATTTTGGAATCAAAGACGGTTATCTAAAGGTATATCCAACCGATGGTTATGGTGATGGTCCTTTGTTAAGAGAGGTCATGAAGATAGAAAAACCTGATGCCATACTTCACTACACAGATCCAAGGTTTTGGATTTGGTTATATAAAATGGAAGCTGAGATTCGTAGAGATATTCCAATATTCTATTACAATATATGGGATGATTTACCTGATCCACAATATAATGAATTATATTATAGAAGTTCTGATCTACTTATGGCAATATCAAAACAAACCTATGGTATCAATAATAGAATACTACATGATTATGAGGATTGGCAAACAACATATGTACCACACGGTATCTCACAGCGTAGGTTTAAAAAGGTAGAAGATAGTGATACTGATATGTTAGCATTCAACGATAAATTTGGATTTGCTGATAAGAAGTTCAGAGTGCTTTACAGTAACAGAAACATTCGTAGAAAAATGCCTGGTGATGTGGTATTGGCATACAAGTATTTTGTAGATGGTTTACCAGAAGAAGAAAGAGATGATTGTGTATTAATATTTCACTGTCAACCAAGTGATCCCAATGGAACTGATCTACCACGAGTGTGTCGACACTTGATGCCAGACTATAATGTAGCCTTTACTTACACAATAAATAACAATCAGCCGTTTGATGATAACTTAATGAATCTATTGTTTAACTCTGCTGATGTTTATGTCAACATGGCTAGTAATGAGGGATTTGGACTAGGTAGTGCTGAAGCACTTACAGTTGGTACACCGATCATTGTGAACATGACTGGTGGATTACAAGATCAATGTGGTGTCAGAGATGATGATGGTAATTTATTAACAGAAGATGATTACATTGAACTTGGTAGTAACCATAGGGGTAAGTATAAAACTCATGGTGAGTGGGTAAAACCTGTTTATCCAGCGTCAATATCTCTACAAGGTTCACCACCAACTCCATATATTTGGGATGACAGATGTAATCCTGAAGATGTGGCTATAAACCTCAGAGAGTTCTACGATATGGGTAGAGAGGAGAGAAAACGACTTGGTGGTTTAGGTAAGAAATATTTAAGAGAAAATCAAATGACAGCAACTACTATGGGTGAGAATTTTATCAAATCCATGAATGGTGCTTTTGAGAATTGGAAACCTAGAATTCGTTACACTATGGAGAAAGTATGAAGAAACAAGTATTGATGTGTGCTCCGTTTAATACCCGTAGTGGTTATGGGGATCATGCTCGTTCTATCTTTTATTCAATTATGGATAGAGAAGATTTGGAAATTAAATGTGTTGATGTTCGCTGGGGTGAGACTCCACGAAATCATCTTGATCCTAAAATACCAAAACATAAAAGGTTATTGGATACATTTGTAGATGGACAGAATTTACAACAACCAGATATCTACATTGATATCAGAATACCAAATGAGTTTCAGACTCCAGCAAAGTTCAACATTGGAATTACTGCTGGTGTGGAAACCGATGTTGTGTCTCCTGAGTTTCTCATGGGTTGTAATCAAATGAATTTAAATCTTGCTACATCTAAATTTACTGCTGGTAATTTTCAAAGATGTGCGTACGATCAGACTAAAGAAGTAAATGGTCAACAACAGGTTATTGGACAAGTAAAACTAGAAAAACCTATGGGAGTTTTATCTGAGGGTATTGATACCACTGTATACAAACCTATTAAAGATGCGGGTAAGAGTGATGATCCATTCAAGAAAGAAATCTATGATATGATTAATGAATCATTTGTATATCTTCATGTAGGTCAGTGGGGTAAAGGTGGTTATGGTGAGGATAGAAAGAATATTGCTGTCATGATAAAGTGTTTTCTACAGGCATTTGCTAACCAACCTAGTCCACCCGCTTTATTATTGAAAACAAATGGTGCTGACTTCTCACATTTGGATAAAGCTGATATAATTAAGAAGATAGAAAGAGAAAAGGATAAGTTTAAATCTGCTGATAGTCTACCAAATATCTATCTCCTACATGGTGATCTAACTCTTGAACAGATGGCT